AAATGCGCTGTTTATTTGCGGTTGGGAAACCAGCATTGACTAATGCCATTGCCAGCTCTGGCTGTGAATACCTTTTCAGTTCTCGCCAATGTCTTAATTTATTTGGGTATTTCATGCTTCTATTTTGCAAATTATCTATAAATTAGATAGCCTCTAAAATGGTTACTTTAGTAATTGACTAAGGTATCCATTTCAGTTACTATCACCTTCATGAAACTAGAAGCATTCATGAATGAACACGACCTAACCGATAAAAGCTTTGGCGAGCGTATCGGAAAATCGCGCATTCAGGTTTATCGCTATCGGCATGGGATGCAGATTCCCACAAAGAACACCATGCAGAAAATCGTAGATGTCACTCAGGGTGCAGTAGACCCAGCCTCCTTTTATCAATCACAGGATCGCCCTCAATGACGATCCTTCAAAACAATTCAAGCAAAGCAAGGCTAGGAAATTTCCCTAGCCTTTTTTGTTCCAATACACAACTTAACGTCATTAAGCAAGCGATTTCTGTAACGTACTGAAATGAAAGGATAAAAGATGACTAAGCAGACAGATTACGAAAGAGGGTATGAAGATGCATTGAAGATTATGGGCGATCTCGGAGAGCGCAAGTTCGCTATAGATCAAAGTGTAAGACACGCTCAGCCAAATGCATCCATGGATGACATCATCAAGGAAGCAGAAAAGATTCTGAAGTTTATTTCATATTTCCCAAAATCAAAAAAAGCCTCTCAGAAATATCAATAAGAGAACTCGCTATGGATGTAAGTGCCACAGAATTTTTATGTTCCGACGATGACGCGGTCTTGGTTTCAATATCAAGCGCGGCACGCTTCGTCTGGAAGTGGTTTATATCCTCGATCATTTTCGAATCACCTTTCGTTGTTTGTTCGCGCTTCAACGATATCAAGTAGCAGCCGGAGAGTCGAATCTCTGGTTGCCGCTTGTGACTAAGCTAAAAAAATTTGCCTGCCTCTAACGATTAATATCCACGCCTACACACGGAACTAAAAAGCCGCTTGTCTTCACAAGCATCAGATTACGGGCTGCCTCACGGGAATAATAATGAAGATCCTCGTGAGGCACCCACCAGAGTTCGGGGGAACTATGCTTTTAGAATTTCCATGGCCTGACCCGGTGCTATTCCCAAACAACAAATCTCACTATCAGGTGAAAGCAAAGTCACGCGCCAAGCAAAGACAGGATGCTTTCTACGTGTCCCTCGCTGCTGGATGGCCGAAATTCGAGAGTGAAAGCATTCCTCTGACAGTTGTGTTTTGTCCACCTGATAAACGCCGCCGTGATCTGGATGGGCTTCTGAGTGCCTGCAAGGGGCTTCTGGATGGCGTATGTGACCACTGGAAGGTAGATGATAGTAGATTTAGGCCGATTACGATTGATTTTGGTGCAGTTAAAAAACATGGGTGTGTGGTTTTGAGAGTGGACGCGAATAAATGAAACCGTTCGTTCCCAAACACTTCACCAAAATGATCTGCGCATGTGATGTGAAATATAAGGATGGTTCTGTGAAGCATCTTGAGTTTGGGCATAGGGGGTTGATGTTTGGGGCGATGATGCACCTTTGGAATGAGGATGTGGTTTCTATTGAGGAGGGGGTGGTGAATGCAGTGGTTTAGAATGTATGGCGGTACGCTCAATAATCCGAAAGCGCAAAAGCTTTCCGGTGACCTGTTTAAGTCATGGGTAAATCTACTTTGTGTGACGTCACAATGTGACGGTGTGATTGTCACATGTGACATTCCGTTCAATTTGCGCGTGTCACAAGACAATGCTGAAGCTATCATGAGAGCACTCGTTGATGCTGATCTTATGGTCAAACATGATGGCTACTACGTACCCAAGGATTGGTGTGAAAGGCAATTTAAATCAGACACTTCCGCTGAAAGAACAAAGAAATATAGGGAGAAGAAAAAAGAGGAAAAATGTGACGTCACAGAGAACGTCACAGTGACGCCCCCAGATACAGATACAGATACAGATACAGATACAGATACAGAAAGAAAGAACCCCCTTACCCCCAAGGGGGAGAGCGGCGCGTTCGAAAGATTTTGGGAAGGATACCCGAAGCAGCGGGCAGGTAGCCGAACCAAGGCGAGGAAAGCGTACGAAAAAGCAATCACGGAAAAACGAGCAACAGCGGAGGAAATAGAAAATGGCGTTTCAGAATATCGGATCAGCGACGAGGTCAGCAGAGGATTTGCTAAGGGCGCGGCAGCATGGCTCAACGATGATCGGTGGAAGAACGATTACAAACCCGCCGGGAGTAACAATCAAGGACAAAAGCCGAGCTACATGGATCGCCTCAAAGCTGCGGCCACAAACGCCTGTCAGCAGATCGACAGCGAACTGGACGCAGGTTATCCGCGAAATGAAGAACTCGGCAGACAAGGAAGGGCGAGTGCTGGCAGAGTTCCGGCAGGGATCGCATATCAGCCCACTCGAAATGATGAAACGCTGGCCGGAAACGCGCTACGGGGTATTCATGCGCAAGGAGAGCATCGGGACGAGCCTTCAGGGGGAGACGAGTTCTGAGGACAGAGAAACCATCAGATTTTACTCGATGCCTTGCCACCATGAGACGATATCCGCGCACCTGCTAAGGCTGGCAGCGCATAGGCACGTCAAAGGTGACGATACGCAGCTTGGATTTCTGATAGCCGATTACGCAAAGCGGTTGGTTTCAGAGAAGGTTACGGAGTTGCAGCTTTTTAACGCTTGTGAGCACTTCATTGAGAACGATGACAATGATTTTTTTCCGTCATTCGCTAAATTGAAAAAACAGCTTTGAAATCTTTCTGCAACAAGGGGGAGTGAATGCATGATCGAAGATGGAGATTCCAGATTACATTTTGGCTTTGACAACGAAATCCTCAAGCAGAGGTCACGGCATGATGTTCTGGTTCCGATAGAGGTACGGATAGGGATCAACCGCAGAACGATCCAGACAGCCCTCAGAGTCGCTTCTGAGGCCCATCTACGGATGACCCTGCAACGCGAATGTCTGGAACAGCAATTTGATTCCGTAAGAAAGGTTATGCTGGCAGTTGCGGCAGGGCTGATGAACAAAGGTAGCGATTACTCTGAAGCCAAAGGTCATGGGTATGGAAGCGGCGATGCAATGCTTGCTCACTGGATAGGATGGGGAGTGAGTATTAAACGGGCACAGATTGATATGGGAATCATTCAGGATATTGTTTTGCTCGGAAAGTCAGCGCGTGACGTTGATCGTGAGAGGCAAAAACGCAAAGGTCATGCAGTTGAGAATTTGATTGAAGGATTGCGGCTCTGGTAAAATTATCTTGCGCTTCGGGGTCATTAAGCGTATTATTCTGCTAGATGGGGCTTTTGCCTCTGAACTTAACCGGCATGGATTAATTTCCAGCCGGTTTTTTCGTGCCCAAATTCCGGAGATCACATGAATTACTTTGCAAGCGAGGTCGGGCTGACCAAGCAGACGAGAGAACTATGGGCGAAGAGACCGGCTGAACATGTTTATACGATGCGCGAATTCGATCCAAAGCCATATGTTAAGCCGGTTTATACAAAACCGAAGAATTACAGTGAGCCGACGAAATTTAGCAAGGTGACTTTGGACGCACTTCAGGATTTTCATCGGAATAGGTTGTTTTCAATTGTTGGAGGTATGAGTTGAGCAAAAACTTTGTAATCACCCCATCGAATAATCCGCAGCCGATTTTTGATATGGTTTACAAAGCCGATGCCGAAACGTACAGCATAGATTTTTCTCCATGGTGTGAGCAGAATCATAACCTGACTTCGGTTACATGGGTTTCGCAGATGGGGCAGGCGGGGATTAGTGGGGCGGCTTTGGTTGGTAATGTTGCGAGTGCACTTGTCACATTCAGCGAGGCTGGCGGTAATTTGATCAAGATCACGGCAACAACAAGCGCAGAGGTTCATGTGGTTTATCTGGATGTATTAGCGAAAGACCTTTTGCAGCCGGATAGCATTGAGGGGAGTTTGTATGTCTGATGGCAGCCGTTAGAAGAAACCACTCAAAATTCAATGAAAGTTGCCGTGAGAAAATACAGACAACCCAGCTCATACTTCGCTTGCAAGATCATGCACTTGGCATAATTGAATTAGATAAGACCCAGATTGATGCAATCAAGATACTCTTGGGCAAGACATTGCCTGATTTGAGCGCTGTTGCTATTGGCGATATGAGCAATGAGCAGACGAAACAGGTATTCGGATGGATGCCGACTCAGAAGTAATAATAATACCTTACGCCCCTCGAAAACAGTTTCTCCCGCTTCATAATCGCAAACAGAGATTTGCTGCAATCGTCGCGCATCGTCGCGCAGGGAAAACCGTTGCTGAGGTGAATGATAAAATACGCTCTGCTTTGATTTGCGAGAAAACAAATCCGCGCGTTGCTTATATCGCACCACTTTACAAACAGGCCAAGGCTGTTGCATGGACGTACTTCAAACAGTACGGGCTTTGTGTGCCTGGCGCTATTGCTAACGAATCAGAACTGCGCATTGACTTTCCTAATGGCGGTCAGGTCAGGCTATATGGCGCTGATAATCCTGATGCATTGCGAGGCATCTATCTTGATGATGTGACGCTTGATGAGCCTGCTGATATGAACCCGCGTTTATGGCCGGAAGTTATCAGGCCGACATTGGTAGACAGACAAGGCCGCGCAACGTTCATCGGCACGCCGAAGGGCCGCAACGAGTTTCATTCTATCTGCGAGATAGCAAAGAAGCATCCTGATTGGTTGTTCATGATGCTGCGAGCGTCTGAGAGTGGGTTGATTGCACCATCTGAGCTTGAGGCGCTTAAGTCGAATATGACGCCTGAGCAATATGATCAGGAATTCGAGTGCTCATTTGAAGCTGCGATACTTGGCGCTTACTATGGCAGAGAGCTCGCTATAGCTGAAAGAGAAGGCCGCGTTTGCGATGTAGCTTATGATGAGAATTCTCTCGTCAATACCGCGTGGGATTTAGGCTTCAGTGATGACACCGCGATCTGGTTCTATCAGGTTGTGCGCGGTGAAATCCATATCATCGATTACTACTTTGCTTCTGGCCGTGATATCGATCACTACGCCGAAAAGATCAAAGAAAAATCCTACACATACGGAACGCATTGGTTGCCGCATGATGCAAAGGCAAAGACACTGGCTTCTGGTGGCAAATCTATTCAGGAACAATTATCTGAGCATCTTGGCTGGAGCAATATCAGGATTGTACCGCGCCTATCTCTTGAAGATGGCGTGCAGGCGGCGCGTAAGATGTTCCCGCGTGTTTACATTGACATGAAATGCAATGAGGGAACTGAATCTCTTAGACAGTATCAGCGCGAATGGGATGATGATCGCAAATGCTTTAGGGATAAACCAAGGCATGACTGGACTTCACATGCTGCCGATGCTTTCAGGTATCTAGCCGTTGCATGGCAGGAAGATTACAAACCGACAGAAGGCAATAAGCTGTCAGTGACTGACGGCTATGAAACAGATAACGATGATCCAGAAGGGTGGAAAATAAATTGACAGATTTTGACCTGCCTTCAGAGATGTTCAGCGATGTGCCGCCCGAAAGACCTCAGAAGGTTGATGAGACTGTTGATGATCTATTTGAGCAGGCGAAGTATCAGGCTGAAGAATATCTATATCTGACTGAGGATTCCAGAAATCAGGCAGAGCGTTGCAGGGATTATGCTGATGGCAAGCAATGGACGGATGCTGAGGTTCAGGCTTTACGTAAGCGCAATCAGGCACCGATTGTCAATAACCGCATCAAGGTAAAGCTGCAAGGGCTTCTGGGCTTGCTTGTGGCACGCAGAACCGATCCAAAGGCCTTCCCGCGCACTCAGCATGAAGAAAAGGCTTCTGAGGCCATTACAGACGCTTTGCGCTATGTCGCAGATAAGAACGACCTGAACACCATCAAGCAGGAAGTGGCTGATAACTTCTTCTGTGAAGGCGTTGGCGGTGTCATTATCGACGTCAAGGCCAATGCCAAGGGAGAGAATGAAATCCTTGTCGAGCATATCCATTGGGACAGGCTTTATTACGACCCATATTCACGCCGCAGAGATTTCAGGGATTCACGTTATCTCGGCACTATGACCTGGATGGATGAAGATGAGCTGATGGATTTGTTTCCAGATGCTGACATTGAAACAATGCTGGCAGGAACATCGACTTACGAGACATTTGAAGACCGCCCACGCTGGATTGACAAGCGCGAGAAAAGACGCCGGTTCCGCGTTGCCTTGCATTTCTACCGCAAATCAGGCGCATGGTGGATGTGTGTATTTACGCAAGGCGGGTTTTTGCTTGAGCCAGTGGAATCGCCTTACCTCGATGATGATGGATTGCCATGTTGTCCGATTGAGTTGGTTGGTGCATACATTGACCGGCAGAACAACCGTTATGGCGAAGTTGCTGGTTTCCTAGACCTGCAGGATGAGATTAACCATCGTCGCTCCAAAGCATTGCATTTACTGTCACAGCGCCAAACAGCAGCCCGCAAAGGTGCCGTGAAAGACGTATCAGCCATGAAGCGCGAGATGGCAAAGCCTGATGGTCACGTTGAGTATCAGGGCGAAAGGGGTGACTTCGAAGTATTGCAGACAGGCGACATGGCTAAGGGCCAGTTTGAATTGTTGCAAGAAGCTAAAGCTGAGATTGATGCACAGTCATACAATGCGCAGAACGCTGGCGATAGACAGAATGGCGATCTCTCTGGCGTGGCTATTAACAAGCTGCAGCAGGCGGGTGTAACTGAACTCAATAACCTTTTCTCCGCTCTCAACGCATGGGAAAAGCGCGTTTATAGGCAAATATGGGCGCGTGTTAAGCAGTTCTGGACAGAAGAGAAATGGATCCGTGTAACCGATGACCAAGACGATTTGAAATGGGTCGGCCTGAATACCAAGGTCACGGCGCAGGAATGGCTTGAGCAGATTATTAACGACACTGACCAGCCTAATGACAAGCGCAAGCAAGCCGCAGCCAGCTATCAATTCCTGATGCAAGCCGCGAATGGTCAAGACCCACAAACGGCGCAAGCTGCACAGCAACAATTGCAGCATCCAGTCGATATCAAGAACAACGTTCCAGAATTAGATGTTGATATCATCCTCGACCAGTCTTTCGATATTACGAACATTCAGCAAGAACAATTCCAGTTGCTTGTACAGCTTTCACAGAATCCGAATTCTGGTATTGATCCGGTTGAGATCATCAGGGCATCGCAGTTGCGTGGCAAGGATGAGATCATTGACCGCATTGAGAAATCACGGGCAGCTCAGCAACAGACACAACAACAAGCGCAGCAGATACAAATGGCAGAGGCGCAGGCCAAAGTTCAGCATACGCAGGCCCAAACCGCAGAAGTCACAAGCCGCGCGCAGGGTCATGATGCAAATGCACAGCACACGCAGGCCAAGACCGGCGAGACTGTCAGCAAGATCAATTCGTCTGGTGTCGATAACGCGCTGAAACAAGCTCAGGTAGAGCAGACGCAGATTGAAAACCATATGATGCTTCTGCACCCACCGCAGGCAGCGACACTTTCGGAGAGCGCATGAACAATCTGAAAATAAAAGTACTTGGCCCAGATAAGGAATTTCCAACCTCAATCCGCGTTGAGGGTCAATACTTTGAAAATGAAGCTTCTGTTCTTATCGATTGCACAGATCGCACTCTGACAGATGAAGAATGTATTTATGAGGCTTCTCCCGCCCTTAAGGGATGGGCTTCAAGAATTAAACGGTCGTAAATAGCGCAGGACGACGCTGCAAACAATTACCCCGCTTTCGAGCGGGTTTTTTTGTGCCTAAAGCACAGACTGGCCGCCGCAGAACGGGCGATAAGGACGCCGCTTAAACGGGCGAGGAGAAGAACTATGACTGACGAAAAAGATGAAGACGTACAAAACGCGTCTGCACCAAACCTTGAGGATGCTTTCGAAGCCGAAGACGATGATCATGAGGAAGTAGGGGAAACCGCGAAAACTCCTGAACTGAAGGACGAGGCACAGGGCGAAGACAAGGATGAAACTGTCGATGAGGCAGAGGAATCCGAAGATGAAGCGGAGCCGCCGGCCGCTGAAGGTAAAAACGAGGGTAAGTCGGTTCCCGTAGCAGCACTGAAAAGTGAACGGGCAAAGCGCCAGGCACTTGAGGCTGAACTTAACGATCTAAAAACCAAACATGCACCGCAGGAAGAACACGGCGAACTTGACGTAGATGGCAAGCTCTTTGCAGAGCGCACCAATATGTCTCGTGAAATGATGATGGAACTCAAGCCTGATTATCAGGACATGGAAACCATCTTCACTGAAATCGCCAAGGACAATCCTTACTTAGTCTCTCAGATGATGAAAAGCCACAATCCGGCTAAATTCGCATATGAGAAGGCTAAAGAGCATGTGGAAGTGCAGGAAGCAAAGAAGCTGAAGGATTCCGAAGAGTACAAGGAATTCCTCAAGCTGAAGGCATCCGGCAAAACCAAGGTCGTTACAGAAAGCCCAGATGAGAAGCGCAAAAAGTCCGTGCTTGCAGTGCCAAAACTTAACAAGGCTGCATCAATAGGTTCCAACAGCACTCCGAAGGAGTCTCTGGAAGACCTCGACGATATGTTCGAGGAATGATGCCAGCCTTTTAACGACAGGCTCCCACAATTGCTAATAGCACAATCAATTCTGGTAATATTGTTACCAGATGGCAAAAGAAGGTCAACCGCACCTACGTTCGTGAAGGTCGGTATGGCCCATACATCGGTAAGGACACGAACGCGATCATTCAGGTTAAACAAGACCTGAAGACCGTTTCCATTCCTCTTGTCGCCAAGCTGAAAGGCCAAGGCGTCACTGGTTCCGGCTCTCTGGCTGGTAATGAGGAAACCCTTGCCAACTACGCCTACACCCTGACACCCACGTACTACAGAAACGGCGTTCTGATCGACAACGAGGAAAACGAGAAATCGGAATTCGTGTTGTACGATGAAGCGCGTCCGTCCCTGATGAACTGGGCGATGGAATTGAAGCGTGACCAGATTACTCAGGCTATGGGCGCTGTTCAGGCTGGTGGTACGTATCTCAACTATGGTGCGGCAACTGGCGGCAACCTCGATACGTGGAACACGAACAACCAAGACCGTATCCTTTACGGAATTGCCAAATCCAACAACTCTGCTGGCAATCACACCACATCGCTTGGCAACATCGACACCACGTCTGACAAGCTCTCTCCTGCAATGATCACTCTTGCAAAGAGAATGGCTATGCAGGCAAGCCCGCTGATCCGTCCCGTCATGATCAAGAACGATGAGCCTTGGTTCGTGATGTTTGTCGGCTCCTTCGGGTTCCGCGACCTGCAGACCGACTCGACTATGACACAGGCAAACCGTGAAGCCCGTGCCCGTGATGTCAAGACCAACCCGCTCTTTACTGGCGGCGACTTGGTATTTGACGGCGTTATCATCAAGGAAGTTCCAGATATGGATAAGTTCATTGATGGTGATGGCACAGGCTCTGCTTATGACGGCGTCTGGGGTGCCAATGCTACCGGTGATAACCTTGTTAACACCGGAAATGGCAACACCCGCGTTGGCGTGGCTATGCTGTGCGGTGCTCAAGCGGTTGGATTCGGTCTTGGCCGTATGCCAGCGTTCAAGCGTCGTAAGGAAGACGATTACGAGCATCAGAACGGTGTTGGTATCTCTCTCAAGCATGATATCCGCAAGACGTTCTACAACAACAAACAGCATGGCATGGTAACTGTATTCCATTCCGCTGCTATTGACGCTTAAGCGGGGTAAATCATGACAGCCTTAACACTTCCAGATGACATTACGCCAACTGGTGTTAGTGAGGGGTCGCTTGTTAACCTTCTCACTAATATTGTTGCGGTTGTCAATGAACTGCAGACGAACCACGACACGTTCAAAACCGAGGCCGATGACAGCAAGGCTCTGGTGAACCAACTGCGCCAATCAAGACTGTATGGCGCATACGGTAATCCAGGCTTTGCCATTGACACAAACTTTGATGTCAAGAACGCAACTGCCATTTACTATACGAATGGCGGCACGCTCAAGACGTTCGCAGCCAATACAAGCTTTGACACCGGAACGACTAAAACCGTCACCGGATCGAAGTTTGCAGCGGCGCTTCTTTCCATCAGTGCAACAGGCACGGCTATCCTGACATGGACTTCAGGCGGCGCATACAATTCTGAGGCTGCGGCAATCGCCGCACTTCCGGCTTGTGCAACGACTGAAACACCTGTCGGATACTTTACGCTTCAGGCGCACGCTTCCGGCTTTACGGCTGGAACGGATGCCCTGACAACTGGCACTGGCGGAAATGTTTGTACGGCAACAACCTATTACAATAGCATTAATCCTAATGTTCTTATGATAGGCGCTGCCGTGTCATCGTCTGCTCCTGCGGCACTCGTCAATAGTACGGCTCTGCACCTCACAAAAGGTTAAGAGCTTTTATCACAATAGCCCTCCGGTTTAATCGCCGGAGGGTTTTTCTTTGAAAGGAAAATACCATGACTTTATACAATCTTACAGCAACGCAGGAACGCGCAACTGCTGGTCTTGTCACCGGAAAAGGCGGCGCTAATGTGCCTATCTGTCTTGTTGCTACTGTTGAATTGCCAGCGGCGGCTTCTGCATCGACCATTACTTTCTGCCAAATCCCTACAAAAGCACGCATCCTCGGCGCAAGCCGTATTTACTTTGATGATTGCGCAACCTCTGGCAGCCCCGTTCTTGACTTGGGTTTGTTTCCGGTTGATGCAAACATTACTGGTCAGGATGATGCGTTTGCAGAAGCTCTGGCAATATCTTCCGTATCCACTGCTAACCTCGGACAGCAAGTTGTCTCTGACATTGCTCTTTTTGGCAAAAAGGCATGGGAATTTGTTTCCGGAGTCACTGCTGACCCGACTGGACAGTTTGTTGTCAAGGGGACAGTCAAGGATGCGGCAACAACGCAGACTGGCACTGTAACATTGGAACTTTATTACACACTGGACTAACTCAAAGCCCGGGGCTTAAAAAACCTCGGGCTTCTTTTTTGGGGATTGCATGAAGAAAATAGCTATCATTTGCGGCTCTCCAAGCTCTGAATTTCTCGCGCCGTTCGATGATCTTGAATGGGAGATTTGGGTTTTAGGTAATCGCCTGAACCGCTTCGATGGCAAGCGCGTCACCAGAGCCTTTGAAATACACGACTGCCTGATAGAGCATAAAGACCCTGCAAAATATGTGGAATATCTGGTTTCGCACGAACTGCCCCTGATTGTTGCAGAGAAGTTTCCTGTAAAAGCAGAATTCATACAGACTTTCGACTATGCCGCCTCTGAAAAACTATTCGGTTCCCTATACCTGACCAGTTCGCCGGCATACATGATGAGCCAAGCCATTTCAGATGGTGCAACGCATATCGGCATTTATGGCGTTGATCTCTCGATTGATGACCACGAATACTTCTGGCAGCGGCCCTGCATGGAGGCATGGATAGGCTTTGCAAAAGGCCGAGGCATCGAGATAACAATTCCCGAAGTCTCGCACGTTGGCAAGTCTGGATACGTCGAAGGCCGCGATTGGGATGGTGTTAAGAACAATTACAACAGCCGTAAATCGTCTAAAGCGCCTTTCACGGAGGAGCAGTTTGCAGCCATTGCAGCCATGCACGGCAATAAGATTTCTGACCTTGTGGCACAGCGTGATGAGCTTCTGAACAAGATTAACGCGCATTCGGGCTCACAACAGACATACGATAGATTGGCGCGTGTAGCGCGTGCGATAGAAGCGGGAGTTGAAGTCAATTCCCTTAGTGAAACCCTAGCAATAAAATAGGAGATAATATGAAATTCCAGTATGTATGCGATCATGAAGATGCGCCAAAAAGAACCAAGGTTTTCGGGATTTATTTCGAACTTGGAGGCGCTGCAGTTGAGGTTAAGGATGAAGCGGTTGCCTTGAAACTGCTAGGTAATCCATCATTCAAGGCGATCGAAAAAGCCGCCAAAGAGCCAAAAGAAGTCGTTAAAGCAGAATAATGGCAACCGTAACCGCTGTTATTGACAGGGCAGCTAATGACCTCGGCCTCTTGCGCCTTGGTCAGACGCTGCAAGCTCAGGACAGTGCACGCATAACCTCGGCCTATAACGAGATTTACGCGCAATTGAAAAAAGAAGGCATTGCAACATGGGCATCAACAGGAACCGTTCCTGATGAGGTTGTTCCATTCCTTGCCACGATGATGGCTGATAACTGCCTCAGCACCTATGCGCTATCCCTTGAACGTTACAAGCGCATTAAAACAGATGTTCAGGGCGCTATGCGGGATATCAGGAAAAATACAGCACCTATTTATGTTTCTCAAGATGAACCAGCGGGGTTCTAATGGTTACAATCCCTATCAACCTGACAGGCGGGACTTACAAGCATAAGTCTCTGCCGCTCTCTGCACAGGTGACGCGTAACTTCTGGCCTATGAAGCAATCCGATCCTAAAGCCTTTAGCCCTGCCATTCTATCGACGTTCCCCGGCTTGAAATACACCTCGACAAACGCAGCCGGTGCAGATCGTGGATTGTTCAACTTTCTTGAAGTCCTCTATAAAGTCTCCGGAAATACCCTTTTTTCTATCGCTGCGAATGGGGTTCATACCTCGCTTGGTACGATACCAGGCAATGGCAGATGCAGGTTTGCGGGTATTAACGCAACTCTTGTCATCGTCACTGGCGGGAATGTCTATGGGTGGGATACCTCAGCAAACACACTGACAACCGGAACTGACCCAAGCTTTTCCACGCCAAACGCCGCTACAAGCCTGAATAGCCAAGTAATTTATGACGGTGCAGGGCAGGAATGGATGGTGACAAACGCCGGAACCGCCATGACAATCAATGGCCTGAATGTTGCAGATGCTGAAAGTAGTCCTGACAAGATATTCAGAGCCTACGCAATGAACCAGATTTTGCTGCTGTTTGGGCAGCGCACGATCGAGCCTTGGTGGGATTCTGGTGATGGAAACCCGCCGTTTACACGGGTTGATACTGGCATTATTCAGATCGGTCTTGGTGCACTGGACTCTATCGGAAACAACAAATCCGCGCTGTACTTTTACGGCTCTGACGATCAGGTTTATGTGTTGCAGGGCTATAACGCAGCGCCGATATCGACCGAAACGATGGCTAAAACATTCAAGGACTACGGCACCACCTCGGACGCTATCGGCTGGTGCATGACGCTTCAAGGCCACAACTTCTATGTTCTGATGTTCCCGACTGAAAACAAGACATGGATTTATCAGGAAGGCGGCGAATGGTTCGAGCTTTCGTCTGGAAATGCTGATGACCGATGGCTCGGAAACTCATACGCTTATTGTTATCGCAAACACTGGATAGCCGATTACAGCAACGGAAATCTGTACGAGCTTGATGCCGAAACCTACACTGAAAACGGCAATCCGATTGTCCGCGTCAGGGACTCCGCCCCTTTGCATGGCGGCTTGTTAAGTCCTGCTGCATCAGGCAAGCGTATTGAGATGAACCGCTTTGAGCTTTTGATGGAAACGGGTGTTGGTTTGATTTCTGGCCAAGGCTCTGATCCTGTCGTTATGCTCTCGCTATCAGATGACGGCGGCAGAACCTTCTCCACAGAAATGTGGGGAACGGTAGGAAAGCTTGGTGAATACCAGTACAAGGTTGAATGGTTCGGGCTTGGCAGCTTTGATAGCCGGATATTCAGGATAAGGACTTCCGATCCAGTTTCATATCAGATTTACTCTGCCGTTGCTGACGTTGAAATCGGCATATGACGATAATAAACCCACCTGAGGTAAGAATACCTGAAAGTCTGCAGGCCACGCCGGAAAGCGGGTTCTATCAGTCTCAGGCGACTGTACTTTATCAGCTTTGGGATGCGCTGCGGAAGTTAGGAACGCCAACCAGCACGATTATAAACCAGAATTCTATGGTCAGAGCCATATGCTTGACTGTTGATGGTGGGGGCAGCGTTCCGGCGATTGGTCAAAAGGGCTACATAACCATTCCCTATTCTGGAACGATACAGGCGTGGGCATTGGTATCAGATCAGATCGGTAGCGTTCAGGTTGATATCGGAAGAGGTATAAATGGCCCGTCTATTGTTCAGCCGGGGAGCTTTCCTAAATTAGTAAATTCTCAGTCAGGAAATGCAGCGATAACAGATTGGTTTTCTACATCTATAACCGCTGGCGACATACTTGAATTTTATCTTGACAGCATTTCCACGATCACAAGATTTAACCTTGTCCTGAAGGTTCTTGCTACGTGACGACATATTATCTAGTCGGGTCATCTGGCAACTGGCAGGGCGGCACGATCTGGGCGCTGTCTTCCGGTGGGACGGCAACAGCGCAAACACCAACATCGACTGATGATGTTGTTTTTGATTTGCACTCTACTGGCACTGTAACGATAGGCACAAATTCTAACTGCCATAATCTGACCATGACGGCACCGGGCGCTGGTACTATCACCATGGGCGGTACGGCTGTTCTGAACATCTACGGTAGCATGGCGCTTGCAGCTGGAATGACGTTCAATCCTGCTGCTACAGGCATCATAAACTTCTTGGGAACGACAACCGGCCTTACAGTTACTCATGCAGGGTATTCGCTTTGCAACATGACTTACAACGGCGTAGGTGGTGAGTGGACGTGGCAGGATAACCAGACGAATGTTTCTAGCGGCCCGCTTACCATTACCCTGACGAACGGCTCGCTTATAACGGGCGGTTTCAGTGCAGGGGCTGCAAATGGTGTTTCTCTTTCATCGAGCAATTCAAATGTCAGATCATTAATACTAGGGTCAACGACTTGGAAGCTTAATCCTACACAAGCAGCAGCTATCTGGGACTTGGGAACGACGACCGGATTAACCTTTAGTGGCGCGGGTTCTACAATAACTCTCGGGGCTGCGAGCACTTTTAATGGTGGTGGCCTGACATACGGAACCGTTAGCGGGACTTTAATGCAAGGTTCTGGCGTAGATAATTTTATAAACGGAGCTAATGCCTACACCAATTTGACATTGAGCGCATTGGCCGGCTCTAATCAGTTGGATTTTGCCTACAGGCTTGGTGCTGATCAAACTGTCACGGGAACATTTACCGCTTCTAACGGCAATAACTCAGTCGTCAACAGGCGTGTTTATATAACCTCTAATGTCAAGGGAACGCCGCGCACTATTACCGCTGCAGCCGTTTCTGCAAACTATCTTGATCTTCAGGATATAATTGGCGCAGGGGCTGCAAGTTGGGATTTGTCGGTAATCACTGGCGGTTCTGGTGATTGCGGTGGTAATTCTGGGATAATATTTACCCCTGCTGCCAATCAATATTACAAGACCGCCTTTACTTCTACATGGAGTAATGCATCTAAGTGGTTTTTGGCAACGAATGGTGGCGGCGGTGCTGGCCGTGTTCCTTTGCCGCAAGATACAGCTATATTTGACTCTCACTCTTTCACAACTACCGGCCTGACCTTAACGACGGATGTATACCATGTATGCAGCATAAACTGGTCAGGCGTTGCAAATAATCCCGCTTGGTCTAACAACGTTGCCCTGAATTTATTTGGTGATCTTACTCTAGACGCTGGCATGACATTCTCTGCACCCTTCAACTCTATTATGTTCGAGAAGAGGGGAATTGTTGCGCTTACGACAGCAGGACAAACTGTTCCATATCCGCTTATATTGAATAATATCACTGGTGTCGGATCATTGCCGATAACATCGGCTATTCTTACTTCAAATACCTTCACGCTCACCTCTGGAACGGTAAATCTCAGCAATCAGTTATCCGTGACTGGAATAATCCTGAATGGTGGCATCACTACGGATACTGGTATTTCTGGTGAATATAAAGGCACAACATTCTCCTGCACGGGCGGCACTCATACTATCCGTAAGCTGACTCTATCAAGCACATTCGCGCAATCTGGCGGCACAATTACGGTTCCTGCAAACGGCAGCGCGACATGGGCAACGTCTTGGACATGGACTGGCGCTACTTTCACGTTCACGACAGTCGGCATTCCAACATGGACTTTAGACACGCTCAATGTTGTCCCTGCTGGAAATAGCGGCGGCTCATGGCTGTCTTGCTGATTAAATAGTTACATAAAATTAACACAAAAGGTAGGTCACAATGAGTTGGTGGACGAGTATCCGCAATGTTGTCGAGAAGGTTGCGCCTCCTGTCATCGGTTATTATTTCGGTGGGCCAGTTGGAGCTGCGATAGGTGGTGCGGCAGGCAGTGCGGCGCGTGGGGGTGATTTAGGTCAGATCATTCAGGGAGCTGGTTACGGTTATGGCGGTGGCAGTGCATTAAGTGGACTTACGGCTGCTGCTGGCGCATATGCAGGTGCTCCGGCAGTCGGAACAGTCGGCCCACAAGCTGGGGGCATCAGCTCGGCTTTAAGTTCTCTTGGTGGCTCAATATCAGGCGCATTGCCAAGCGGAATGGGCGGCTCTGGCGGCATGCTTGGCAGCAATCCCCTGTTGTCCCTCGCTAACCTCGGCAGCACGGCATATAGCGCGATTGCAGGCCGTAATGCAGCCAATACCGCAGCCGGTCAATTACAAGCCGCAGATAACAAAGCAATAGGCATTCAGAACAACGCCATCGCCGCAAACAATACAAACGTTGCGCCATATATGGCTGCGGGTGGTTCTGCTGTTGCGGCAGAGCAAAATCTTATCAATGACCCGAATGCGCAGAAAGCTTTTGTCCAGAATAACCCGTTCTATAAGGCTATGGCAGATGACACGCAAAACAGGCTATTTGCCAATGCAGCATCAAAGGGAACGCTTGGAAGCGGGGGAACGCAGGCAGCTTTACAAAATAGCCTTCTCCTGCTTGGTCAAAATCTTGTCAATAATAATGTGTCTCAAAATCAAGCTCTCGCTGGACTGGGTGAACAGTCAGCAAGTAACCTGAACAGCGTCAATAATTCTGCCACAAATAACCTGACAAACCTGACTACGGAAGGTGGTAATGCAGCGGCATCCGGCACGATTGGCGGCTACAACGCAACGACAAAGGCATTGAATAACGGCCTTCTGACGCAGGGTATGCTTTCAGGCGCAATTAAAGGCCAGACACCGGCTTTAAGTTTATAAGGAATAAAATATGGCATTAGATACAAATATTCCAATGCAGGGTCAGCCGCTTGATACGGCAAGCCCGTTGATGGCTCTCGCTAAGACGCAGATGGATCAGGCGCAGATTGCATCGCAAAGAATTGATGCAGCATCAAAGGCTAATCTTTATACGATGCAGGTTATGTCTGCGGGGGCTGCTGGTGGTCAGCAATCGTATGATGCGGCTAAACAGCACATAGCTAGCACTATTGGTCCCGATGCAATGGCTGGATGGGCACCGGATTATCAAACCGGAATCAATCAGGCAAAAGCGTTGCAAACGGCTCTTATCCCGCCAGTTGCGATGATGAACGCTGGTATTCAGCAACAAAGGAATGATATTCAGGCTGCTGGTGTAAATGGCACCAATGCTCCAAATGGGCCAGTAGTACCCGCAAGCACTACGCAAACTACGCAACCCGTACAAAGCACAAACGGCCCAACAGTTCCGCAAATTCTACAGCAACCATTGCAACCTACTGGCCCACAAGGAAATGCCCCGCCTGCATTGCCTGCACAACAGCCGACTGATGGACAGCAGGGAGATCAGCAACTCCAACAGCATTACACAAACGCAAGCCCCGAAGACCAGAAAACAGCTCAGAATATAGTATCTGGCGCGGTTCAGCTTCAGGGAATGCAAAATGACCCTCAGGCTGTGCAAAAGTTCCTAGATGATCCGAATAATATTCACGATCAACACAACATTGACATGCGCAAATTGTGGATGAGCGATACAAGTCCAGATAAGCAGAAGTTTTGGCAACAGAACGCGGTTGATATTAAGACTGGTCAGGCTATGGGTATTGCGCCTCAACAAGCTGCACCGTCTCAAGCACAAGGTTTTAAGCCATCTGTCGGCCCCGCCAACGAAAACCCGAAAGCAAAATCTGAGAGGGTTGCAAGTGAATTGGCGGTTTATAATGCAAGCCCTGCCGCTAAACAGGCATCTTCAACCGCAACTTCATACGGAACAGATACTGGCAAAATAAAAGCTGATGCTGAAAATGCATTCAACGTCATGATGAGCAATATTCCAGCAGTTGTGAGCAGGACAAACGGAATTATAAAATATGCCCCAGACGCAAGTTCAGGTTTAGGAGTCCATTCTGACGGAACAGAAAGCGGACTATATCCCATGATAGCTAATTCCGCTATGGGAAGTTCTGATACTGCAATGGCAAATGCACAGCTTTCAAAGCTCG